TAGCATCGTACTTTTCATTAAACCAAATACCGAACTTTCTTTTCTGTGGTATTACCATAGTAGCTGCTAATTTATGCAGGTTACCATACAGGTCTTCACTAAATACCTTGCTTTCTATATACCTAGCGAATGGCATCTTACTGACATCATAATTAATCTTGTACCTTTTATTGTATGATATGCCTATATGCTTCTTAGGTGTGCCTTCTATCGGTTCATTTAAGAAAGATATGGTTTTACTCAACTCTTTATATTCATTCAAAGGTAGACTGTCTATTTGCATTTCAGTCATATTGTTGACTATCCCCACCAATTTAACTTCTAAATCTAAATCAGTTGCATCTTTATCCTTTGTATTGATAGCATTGTATATCTGCTGATATTGCCATACATTTATTTTGTCCCACATAGTGCCTTGATTTTGGATAAAGATACTGCAATTAAATATATTAAACAAGCTAAAGGAACTGAAATAATTATAAACTTTAATAGTTCATATGTAAATATTAATGCTTTTTCCATTGTGTTTGTTTTAAAAAAACCACCCCAAGTTTCCGTAATTACTATCTTGTTATTAAATATTTAATTTCTTGAGGTGGTCTATGCTCTTAAATGTTCTGATATATCGCAACTACTAAGAATGCGAATATAAGAATAATTACTGCTTGTGTGTTTTTATTTTTCATAATATTAATTTAAAATTTCATTAACTAATTCAGGAGTAACTTCCTGATTATTTTCAGCCATTTTTATTAGCTTAACTAAATTTTCAGGCTGATAAAGTTTCATAATTATTTTAATTGCTTCTTCTTTGTTCCCACCATTTCCCACCATCAACATTGCATAGCTATTAGCCATTGCGCTTTCTAATGGCTTATTGCCTTCCCACTCTAATTGTCTAAGGAAAGATGCTCTTGCAACTTCATAGCCTTTGTGATTTTTTAAATACTGATAAATTTCTTCAGCTTTTTTTTGACTGTTCATAATTTTGGTTTTTGTTGGTTATCAATCAATGACATAACAAATATACAACCTCTGAACACATTATCCAAATATTTTACACACTTTGTGATGAACGGTAAATAAAGCTGATGAACGGCAATTACATCATAGAATACCTGCCATTACCCCTTTTCATATTGAAATTATTCCAAGCCAAAGCCAATGCCATAACACAGTCATCGTGAAAGCCTGATGGTGCAGAGTACCTAACCCCATTAGATGTGAACTGATACTCAAAGACTTGCAGTTCATTTGTTATTGCGCCTTCAGGGAATCCTATCTTTTGTTGTTGTATGGCAGTTGCAAGACCTTCCATAAGTTGCTGCTTACTAGAACTTGTGAACTTTAGACCTTCTATTGCAATACCTTCCCTTTGTAAGTCTTCTAGGATAGGGTCTCCTACACCTGTACTATCAACCAATATAGGGCATTTAGGCAGCCTCTTTATATTTTCCTTAGTATTATGCCAATCCATTTGATACCTGTCAAAATAAGCTACATTCCCTGCATTATCAAGACCTATGATAACTGTATGGTCTACAGACTTTGCAAGGTCAATACCAAATGCAACTATTTGTTGGTTGCTAATTGGCTTAACGCAATCCTGAATAAACTTATTACCAAATGGGTTTGCGCTATTCTCTGAAGGGTTAGCCATATACTCCTGCTCAAACACTACGTTTGGCAGTTGCATCCTAGCTTCATCAATTTCTTTTGGGTCTATGAATGGGTTATCATAGCTAGTGAATTTAAAGGATGCCCAATCCTGTTCCCCATCTTTCATAAACAGGCTATAGAAATAGTTTTTCCCTCTAGGGGTAGATAGGAATACTGCCTTCCCTTTATAGTCAGTTAGGGTTGGTCTAATACTATTTTGCCATCCTGCTTCTAGGTCAGGAATAAAGGATGCTTCATCTACAATAACCAAATGGAACTTTCTACCTCTTAGATTATCTAATCTTTCACCTGTAAAAAATTCTACCTGTCCGCCATTAGGGAAGTCTATTTTTAAATCAGACTTGTTTTTAGGCAATTCTAGGGATTCTGTCAGCTTACTGAAGAAAACCTTAGCTAATCCATAAGTAGGGGTTATATAAGCTACAGAAAGACCTTTAACGGCATATGTAACAGAAAGTACCTGTGATAGTTCTGACTTACCAAATCTACGACCACACATAACCACCCTGAATCTTTTTTCACATTCTAGGATTTTTTCTTGATTACAATGTGGTGTTGGTAATTCTATGCGCATTATAAAATGGTTTTACCATTCACAAAAACAACCTCTATTTTATTATCTGATTTAATATCCATCTGCTCCTTTGGTTTTCCATATACTCTAGTCAACAAAGTATCCAAAGAATACAAGCTGCCATTGCTCATAGATTTTAATATGGCTTTTGCTACTGTCTTTTCTAGTACAGTTGCTTTATCATTTGTGCTTACTGATTTTAGTTCTTCTTCATCCATAGACATCAAAGCCTGAATGCTATCATTTATTTCTGATAGCTTATACCCTTGTTCCTTTAATAGGCTGACATATTTTCTAGGTCTGCCATTTGGATTCCCTGAAACTCCTTTAGGGAACTGATGCTCTATTATATCCTTTGCTGCCATTGTGCTGCTATTGTGTTGTTTATTTATCCAATTTAGATTTAAAATGCTCACAAAGTAATTCCATCTTTGCTATGTAATATGTGCTAAAGTCTTTGTATCCCTCGTTGTTCTGTTGATAGTTTATAAATAAAATTCCCCTCAATCTTTGTGATGGGGTCTTGTTTGATTCTAGGTCTGTCTTAACACTATCTAAATTATCTAATTCATCCTGTTGAAATGATTCTTCTTTGATAGCTATATAACAGAATCTTTGGTTAAGTTGGAATACCTGTGCTGCATCAACAGGTGATAGTTCCTGTGTGCCAAAGGTAACTTTAATGGTTTTATCCTTTCTAGATGTTAAGCCTTCTATTTGTGCAGGTAGTATTATCATTTGCCTTGTCCCCTTGATGGTTTTGGTTTGGGTGTATGTTTGTTATAAGACTTTTTTGCCTGTCCTCTTTTGCGCTTACCAAATGAAACTTTGGATGAATCGCTTTTACCTTTTGCCATTTAATTTCTCTTTATGTTTGCTTTTTAAATATTCCATATGTGTCTTAGTATCCCCCATAACTAAATGACATTGCCTACATAATGCCATAAGGTTTTTAATGTCATCTGCCTTCTTATCACCGCCCATTCCCCTAGCTTCTATATGGTGTATGTCAACTGCCTTTGCACCACAGGATTCACAAGGGATAAAGTCTTCTATGCCATACCCAAAGTAATCTAAATATAGTTTAGTGTGTTTCTTCATTCATTATTATAAAGTTTAAAGATACGAATACAAATCCTATGTTTAAACTCTTATGTAATTGTGCAAACTCATCTACTGAATAACCTAATGAAATACCTAATTGGATTGTTTCTGTTAATAATCCTAAAGATATTCTAAAGCTACCAAATTGTATATGGTATTCCATTACTTATCTATTTGCTTTAGCTTATTTATTGCCCATTCAATGCCTGAAGTACCACCCCAAGCATCCCACATTAACCCACCACATCCTTCAGAGTATGGTACATCTTTACTTTGTTGATGCCTTTTGAATGATGCCATCCTAGCTATGGTATCCCTAGATATGTTTTCTTTATTCGCTAATTGGTTTGCCCTAGCTTTACCTACTGCAGTTCCACATTCACCCCATCCGTTTTCTTCTGCCCATTTTAATGCCCTCTTTGCATTGTTACTAGCTGATTCAGGATAGTCATTATAAGTTTCTTCATATTTACCACTAGCTATAATTGCTGCCCATACTTTAGCAGCTTTTTCTTCTGTGTCATATATGCAACTACCTGTACCTATTCTGTACTTACCATTGCTACATTTGTATATCGGCATTACCTATCAATTTATTATAAATAGCAAATCTTTTATTATTTATGGTGTGCAGGTTAAAGTTGGTATTGCAGTAATCAAATAGCTTCTGTCCATATTCAATCCTAGCTGCTTCATCAAAGGTCAGTAGCTTAATCCATTTGTACCAATCCTGTTGATTGTTTACATAGCATACAGGCATATCCTTATAAGGGTGTACGTTGCTGACTATAGCAGGGTTTTTCTTTGCTGCAGTCTCTAATACCTTTAGGTTTGATTTCATAGCACCGAACTTATTTTCTACCAATGGGATTATACTTATATCAGAATCAGCATAAGCACCCATATAATTACTAACATCTGCATAGTCATAGATAGTTGGATTCAGCTTTAATCCGTTTGTAAATACTCCAATCATCCTATCCCACAAATGTTTTTCCCCTAGATTATAACCTGCAATAACTGTTCTTACAGGGAAATTAATCTTCTTCATTGGATTCCTAAGAATGTCTAAGTCAGGAACGTGAGTACCTGAACCTGCCCAAAATAATCTAACTAAATTAGATTCTAATTTATTATCCTGAAATTGTTCCTCACCATATGGTAAAGCATTAGGAATTATTTCTACATTAGGATTTAACTTATATATTTCTTCTGCCAATCTTTCGTGCGTACAGGTGCATAGGTCTGCCACCTTCATATACTCTGTAATGATTTCAGCAATATTACTTTCTCTGTATCTTTGTGCAAGAACGTGCGAAGGTGGTAAAACCCAATAGTCATCATTATCTACTATTAGTTTAAAATTATATTTTATCTTCATCTTCACTAATAGTTTAGCATCTGTTGAAGCTAAGAACCTATTAAATAAAACTATGTCATAGTTATTATCAAATACTGCCTCATTGATTGTATCTGTTATCAAACAATAGTCTTTGCGCATATTAACCAAAGGCATCATTATTCTATGATAACCAACCCCACTAAATTTGTTTGTAATTGCTAGTATTCTCATAAAGGGATATAATATGCTTTAGTTCCATTTGAATAATCAGATACATTTTTATTATGCAAATCCCACGTTTTTTTAACCAAATCCATTTTATTATACCCATAAGCATCACTACCATTCTGCTCAATATGTGTAGCTTTAGTTGATGGAATGAACTTAGTATGCAATCCTGATGCCCTGCATCTAGTACAGTAATCTAAGTCTATTGCTCCGTATGGGTCTAGTTCCTCATTAAATGCGCCTAGCCTATTTATTGTTTCTTTTGATATTGTAAAATTACCAATCAAATCTAATGAATCACCATTGAATCCATCTAAAGGAATTGAGCATATGCCAATCGTTTTATCCTGCATAAATTCATTTCTAGTTACTAGCCAATTGTCAGGCTCTAGTATATCATTGCCCATAATCGTAACATAATCAAAATTGTTTAATTGCATCAATCCTTTATTGATTGCATAAGCTATGCCTGTTTCATCTATAATGCTAATTAAGTCTATATGCTTACCTGCATTTTTAATGTTATGAAACAAAGTTTCAATGTTTCTACTTTGATAGTTTAAATATATTACTGCGTTCATCTAGGTTTATTTTCTCCTAATTTTCTTGCAGGAACTCCTGCATATTTTGTAAATGGTTCTGTCTTACCTTTTATAAATGCACTTGCTCCAATCATACATCCTTCTTCAATATGTGTGAACTGATGCAATACTGCGTTTAATCCTATGTTTGAATTTTCTTCTATTATAGAATGACCGCCAATCTTAGCACCGCAACTAATAGTAACATTATTAAAAATGGTACAATCGTGTCCTATGTGTGCGTGTTTCATTATAAAACAATTATCCTGAATATAGGTAATATCTTCAGTACCTGCATCTATTGTAACTAATCCTGTTATAATATTATTATTGCCTATGATTACATTACCCTTTTGCTTACCCCAATATTTCTTATGTTCTGCAGGGTCTCCTATAATACAATAAGCACCTATGTAATTGTTATCCCCTAATACAACATTATCACCTATGATTGCAGTTGGATGTATATAATTAGCCATTTGTTTTTGGTTTGCGACCACGCTTTTTTGGTTCTAAAATTTCTTTTTGTATCATATTTAAATCTTCATCTAATACTTTATCATAATATTTATATAGTCTTAATACCATATCCATTCTACAATTGCCGCACCAAATAGTCAAAATAAAATTAGGGTCTATGTATGTTCTATATATATGCTCATACATTTTCATAATACCTAAATCTAGATTTCTAAGAAAACCACTTTGAGCAGTTTCATAATTATTGATGTGTTCATTTAAAAAATTCCTATGTTCTAATTCCATATTTTATAAATTAAAGTTTCAACAATAGATGCCATAAAACCTGATATAAATAAAACACTTGCAATGTTTACAATTAGTTCAGGTGAGAAATATAGTACAACCCCAATCCACGAAGCCAAGCAACTTCCACAACTGAAAGGTTTGAAGTTGATTCCCCATTTACGATGTAGGTTGTGGATAGTATTAAAAAATAATGATGCACAGATACTTGTTAAGATTATTTGAATCATTTCCGTATGTGTTTTTTTAGTTCAGTTTTAGTTTGTTTCAAAGTTCTTATGATTGACATATAAGGTATTCCTGTCTGTCTGCTTAATTCCTTTGCGTTCTTATTAAAATCAAAAGTGTATAGCCTTAATATTTCCTTTTGATACCAATGAAGTTTCTCAATCCCCTGCTCCATTACATCAATTACACTTTCATTTTCTACCTCTGCAACTTCCTTACCATTAAATTCTGTATAGTTCCTATACTTTTTCCAAAATTGGCTTCTATCAGATTTAATCATATTTAGCATAGTTCTAACTATGTAAAATCTAATTTCATTCCTTTCATATAGTCCATCTAACTTCGCATCATCCATTTCTAATAAAACCATAAACACTTCTACCTTCAAATCATATTGCAATTCTTCAGGCTGCATCTTTGCAAATGCCTGATTGACTTCATCGTTAAGCCAATATTGCTCTATAATTTTATTTTTGTCCATTCAATTAGTACAGGCTGATTATCTTTTTCAGTACAAATATATACTAATCCCTGACAATTATGGATATCTTCTAATCTTTCTTTTTGTTCAACACTTAACTTATCACCTATTTTTTTTACTTCAACTGCAACATACCTTCCTTCTGATGTGTAACCTTGCAGGTCTGCCCATCCTTTTTGTATTGTTCCTTTGCGTTTTCCGTATGGTCTATTGTTTACTCTGTTAAGCCTGTACCCAATATATTCTAAATTTTTCTTTGCCCATTTAGTTAGGTCATTTGCCGATATGTCCATAGTAAATCATAAAATTGTTTTTTAAATTTAAGTCTATTAGTGCCATCAATGGCATCCTGTCTAGTTGGGAAACAGTCAAAAAAATTAATTGTATAGCAATATTTTAAACTACCACAGTAGGTATATTTAACCTGAAAGACCCTCAAAGTATTTGACAAGTGCTAATTTTTTACATTGTGTATCAATAAAATCATCATCTTTAAGTTTTTTACTAAACTCTTTTGCATCTAATCCAACTAATTTATTCATTTTTATTAGGTTATCTTCCCTAACCATCCTGATAATTTGCAACATTTCGTGTTCCTCAAATTTTAATTTGCCCTGCTTTAGCAATATTGCAAATACCTTATTAGCATTAAATACCCTGTTAAAGTCATTTTTAGGCGATTCTAGCCATTCTTTCTGTGTGAATGATACAATATCATCATCTGATAATTTTGGTGGCTCTATTTCGTTTATAATCGGTTTTATCATTTTTCTTACTTCTAGTGCTTTTTTTGTATAGGCTGACATAACCTGACCAATAAACTTTGGACTAAACTTTTCATAGTGTTCTGTGCTACAATCTAACTTACCCTGTACTGCCATTTTAAATGCTAGTCTAAATTCTTCAACTGTGAACAATGGGTAGCTAGTCCTAATGAAATCTTCAATCACAACCATTTCCTGTGTATCAGGATATTTAGTAAATCCTAATAATGTGAAGATGTAAGCTAAATTTTCTTTCAGGGTAATGGGTGAAACTAGATTTAATTTGTTCCCTTTGAATGCTTCAGCTATTTCATTATCAACTATGAACCCACTTTGCAAGGGCATCCATTCGTTCCCTGCTTGTGGCAGTTGGGTTAAGTGTTTTTGAATTTCCATATCTTAGTTTGTTTTTAGTCCAAGTATTAATTCTTCTTTTTACATCAAAGAATTTTTCTAACTCATAACGCAATTTACCATTTTTATTTGGTTCGCACCAATAGTCAACAAATTCTGTAAATGAATCACCTAAAGTTTCTTGATACTCTTTTATATTATTTATAAATAAATCTTTAGTATTTACATTTATATTTACATTTTCCATATGACCTGTCATATGTTTGGTCATATGACCTACTTCTTTTTCTTTGTTTTTAGTATGTTGATTTTTACCTAAAACATTGTTGCGCCTAGATTCCGTGAAAGTTTTCCTACGTTCTTTTTCCATATCTAACCTTTGATTATACCATAGACCATCAGCATCTTTTACGAATTTGTCCTGTATCTTGACCCAAATTTGACCTACTGTTTGACCTATCATATGTGTGGTCATATGACCTCTATTAAATTGTAACATTAGCAGTTCCATATATGCACCTTTTTCTTCAAAGGTCATACCCATAGTTCCCCCTATGTAATCATTAGGGTAGAATAAAAATGCAGGGTCTTTTGACATAAAATAAAAATGGGGTTCAGATTCCCTGCTAGTCGCATTAGCAGTTCATCATCCCCCCAATATTGTTTATAAACTAAATGCGACTTAGTTCTTTGTTATTTAGAAGACAAATATAAAGCATATTTATCCATTTCCTCACAAAGTTGTTCTATTTTTTCTTTAAACCAATATTCAGTACTCATTATATCCCTGCACTTAGTGATTGAATATAATACTGTTGTATGGTCTTTAACTCCAATATATGAAGTTATTTCTGATAGGCTTAACCTTGTATACATTCTTAACATATAAGCTGCTGCCTGTCTGCCAAAGATTGTCTTTTGCTTTCTGTTATTTGCCTTAATGTCTGTACTAAATACTTCTTCAACTAACTGAACAATCTTTTCAGGCTTAATAGTTTTATCAGTAACAGGTATTCTAACATCATCTAAAATAACTCCCTCTTTAATTAAAAGATTTTGTAGGTAGTTAAAACTATCTTTTTGCATCACATATGCTGCGTATATTTCTTCTTTGTTTGTCATAATTAAAATTCTAAATCTTTGTTTTCACTTTTCATTACATAAGTATCTTCATAAATCTGATAATCAGGATGGGAATTTTTATCTTTATATTTGTTTTCCCACATTGAATATCTTTTGCCCTCTATTGTAAAGTTAATTACAATACCTTTAGTTGTTTCTTTTTTCCAAGCACCATACTTCTTTTTTTCTTCTGACATTACTTTGTGTTTTTAATTAATGAATATTTAGCTACAAACTTAGGGTTATTTTTAGTACCTACATTTACTCTTTCGGTAATAATATTATGCCCTTCATCTTTAAGATTAAATACTAATGCTGCTAATCTTAATGTCCCATACTTTCTTAATGCCACTAATGGGGTTAATGGTTCTTTTTTAAGGTGATTAAGCACCTGCGTTTGTTGGCTCATACTGTTTGTTTTTAATTTTTGAGAAATTGTATTGATTGTTTAAAGATACTGCATTGTGGATTAGCTTTTTATCAGCATATTGACTAGATACATTTAACCTTTTAACCCATTCATTAAAGTCTAATCTTTCATCAGGAAAAGCAATTCTGCTTATTTTGATTCCCCATTTATTTTCCATATTATTTTATTTGATTTTCTTTAATACTTTTTAATGCTTTGTTATACTGCTCTAAGGTAGTATATTGGCTTATCCTGTTTGCTATTGAATCTTTGGTTGTACTATCGTAAATTGTATTTTCTAGTAGTACAATCAGTTCCAATCTTTTTTCTTCACCTAATTCATCTTTATGCTCATTTGTAGCATCTGCATCCTTTGTATCATCTATTGCAAATAAACCATTTAAAGCATACTTCCTAGCATAACTAGATGTGCTACCTGTAATCTGTGCAGCATCCATACCTTTCTTAACTTCTTCTTCCCTTGCCCAACCGCTTACACTAATAATATCATCAGTTCCATCAAGTAGTGTTGCAGTAGCTTTAATGTAGATTCTATCCCCTACCTGTACTACTTCATCACTTACTACTAATGCAGTCCCATATTTATTTAATATGGGTTTTACTGCTTCAATGATGTCCTCTGCATTTCGGTATTTATATTTACCGAATGCATTGAATTGTCCTTTTGGTGCTTTTAATTCAGCTTGAATTTTTACTAAGTTCATTGTTTGTTTTTTTTAAAGTTACTCAATTTCTGCCATTTTATTATATTCTATTTCTGCCTGATGCTGCATCCATTGTCCGAATGTAAAAGCATCATCTTCATAGTCATACCCTGCAAATAAGGTTGGCTTTTTGTTATAGAATTTAAAATAATCTTCTACAGATACTAATGTATTATTTACATTAACTCTGCCTTTGTATTGCATTTGCCAATAGATAAAGCTATCTAAAGCATCAATAGTTTCTGTACCGTATTTGGCACATAGTTCTGTGTAGGAGTGTAGTTCTTTTTGCATATGTTTGTTTTTAATTAATGAAATGTTCCCAACCATTATTTGGTAATCTATTAAAAGCACATAGAAAATAAGTATCTAATTGTACGATATCCCCATATCTAACATCAATTACATAATATAGCTTTTCTAGTTCTTGTTTTAATTCCATAACTGCTAATGGATATTTGTCAGCAGATTTTTCAATTTCGTTTAAAACTTCAGGTTTTAATCTTTCTAGTAGATTTTTCATATTTATTTTTGGTTATTATGAAGTTTTTAATATTAATTGATATCTGTATTTACCTTCAGTAGAAGTAGTCAATTTAACGAATATATCACTTGATTCAAATAGTTCAATTTCGTGTGGTGTAGGAATCCAATGTTCTGCCTGACCCAATGCACCTAATGGTACATAACCCACAAAGTACAATTCTTCATTTGTTTTCTTGTTAGTTCTTTTAATATAACTTTTCATAGTTGTTTTGTTTTTGGTTATCAATCAATGACATAACGAAACTACAACTTATCTACATACTATCCAAGTATTATGTACTAAATTTTTAAAAAAATTGATGAACGGTAAATGGGACTGATGAACGGTAAATTGTCCGAAAAATTGTCTGGACAAAAAATCGGACAAGCTAAAAAATTAGCTATTTGCTGCCATCCTGCAGGGGTAAATGCTTACTATTATCTACCTGTCGGTAGCCTAAAGACCATAGCATTTTGGTAAGTGTAACGCTTTTTTCAACTATTTGTTCCTCTGAATCTTCAGGATTCAGTAGGTGGAAAATTTCGTGTATTAAAATTTCCATTTTCTTTCTACCCTTTAGTCTAGGGTCAATATATATAATGCCATCACTTTCAGCAATGCCGTGTGCTTGTTCTCTGCCTAGCTTCTTATATATAATTTTTATTTTCAAGCTTTCATTAGTATTTCATCAGGTCTATCCATCTCAATTAATTCTACCTTTTGACCACCTCTAATCATAGCCAATATTCTTCTGTACTCTGCTTCAATAGAATGTATTTCCTGCAGCTTATTGTTAAAATATGTTTCTTGTTGTAGTAAAGACCACTTGTTAAAACCTTTTGGCATTTTCATTCTGTTTAGTTTTTATAATTTTTTTAAGATAAATAGCTAAGTCTAATGCTTCCTCGTATGCGTGTTGCAACCAATCCTGTTCGGTTAAATCAGTTCTATCCATTGTAGTACCGTATTCCTTTAACCCTTTATCCTCTCTAGATAAAAGGTCATCTATGATTGAGTATAATATTCTGCTCATTATTTGTCAGTTTTTGAATGGTACTTATTACAGGTGTTACACTTGTACTGTATCCTAGTTAACCCTGTTGCAGTAATTACCTTATTATTTCTTATCAGGTCATCACTACCACATTCAGGACAAGTACCCCTATCGTGTCCAAATACAACCCCATAATGCGTTTTAGGTTCTATGTGCAAAGATAAAGCCTTATGCACTTGCTCCAACAATACTACATCTTTTTTGCAGTATTTAATCATTTTCTCCATTGCTATCTTATCCTTCTTTAATAGGATGTCCTTCCACAATGAATATTCTGTTTTAATCTTTTGCCCTAATCCTAAATAATCTGCAATGTAATTAAGCCTGTTAGAATTAAATCTAAACTTTTGCCTAGCTACCTTTAATGTATCTATGGTTGTGTATTTAGGAAACATTTCAATCTTATGGAATAGGCATCTAGTCCTAACCCACGCTAAATCAAATTTGTCCCCATTATGTCCTACCAATTCATTTGCCTGATTAGCTACTTCAATAAACTTTTGAAGCATTCCTTTGTCATTCTGCTTCGCATCCCATTGCAATGCGTAAACTTCTTTTTCTTCTTCCCACTTGTAACATATACAGATAATTGCCCTTTCTTGTATAATGTTTGAATAGTCTATGTTTTTTTTGTATCCTGCCTCCCAAAATAAGCCGATGTTAGGACTTGTCTCAATGTCAAAGAAAAGCCTTCTGCGTTTTGTTTTTAGCATTATATTTGTTTGTAGTGTGTAATTCCATTTAGTTTAGTTGCTTGTAAAATTTGTCTTCTATGTCTATCTGAATAAGAAACGTGAACCCAAAAAGGATTCAATATATTACCAAATTCCCAAATTAATTGGTCAAATGGTAGCTTATCTTTTATGAAGTTAAAAATATCTGCATTAGTAACATCATAGTTTGTGCCATCCATATCAATATCAATGGCTTGTCCTAATGAATGTTGTGATGTATTAGCACCCCCAATTTTGGCATTTAATTCCTTAGACCTGTAACCACTTGAAATCAAGATAGGGCATCTAAAATTAAGCCTAATAGGCTCAAAAATATGTTCTGCTAATAGTTTAAGATTAGCTATATGTTCAGGTGGTGGCATATTTGCAATGCCATTGCGCTTTGCAGATTCACTACGAATCAATTCTGCTAAAGTAAGATGCTCAGATATTTGCATATTATTCTTTTGATTATGATAAATGCAGCTATTGCTAATATAAGATACCAAAAACGACTTTTCCACTTTTTGCTAGTATCTTTACTTTGTTGTAAAGATTCTTTATAATAACGTACAGAATCCAAAGTTATTGCTAACCTTCTAGTATCTACAATATATCCTGTGTGAACTTTGTCAACCGTAATTGTTTTTACTATTGTTTTAGGTTGCTCTTTTATAGTTATGTATTCAATCCCATTAATATTGACTGTATCTGTTTTGTAGTTAGTAATGGTATCAATAATGGTGGTAGTGTCATTCTTTGTAATTATTGTTGTATCATTCGCACAAGGTCTAGTTTTTTCTAATTCTCTAAATACCCTTTCACTACTTTGTAAATCATTTAAAACCCTGCGTTCTGCCTTCCTTATTGGGTTACAGGCTGATATAAGTAATATGATTAAGCATATTAAATAAATAATAAATAATTTACTTTTGCTTCCCATATCTAGTATCGTTTGGATTAATATAGTTTATAACAATAGGTAGAATTGATATAACACCTGCGCTAATGCATTCTTCTAATGTTATTAAATAAATATTTCCTTTAGCAATAACCATAGTAAGCACTGCTGAAAGGAATACTTTTATCCAACTACCATAAATACTATTTAGAAACTTCATCATCTTTGTATTTTTTAGTTGCATTATAATAATAACGAATTGCAAAGATACCTGAAATAATAGCAGTCAAACCTGCTACCAAAGTTACAAAAGGTTGTACCTGTGTTAGTGTTAATGAAGCTGCAGTTAGACTGATGCCTGTATTAACTAATGCTTGACTGCTATCCTGTGTCATCTTAGTCTTCTTTTAAATCTACAACCTTAGCCTCATCTTTAGGCTTTTGGTCTTCTGCTAACTTACCAAAGAAGTTTAACAATGGCAACCCAAATTCAGTTGGGATTTTGTTGATAAATGCCTGTAATTCGTTCAGGTCTTTTTCAGATAATTGTAACATAAATATATATTTTTAACAAATATAAGATTAAAAAGGATTAGGTAGCACTTGTACCTTAGGATTTTTTATATTTTCTAATTGAACTGCTAATTCAGCATCTATTGCTTCCTTATCTGTTCCTGCATCTAACCAACCTTCTACGATTTCTTGAGTAAGGTCAGCATAAGGAATAAAGCCTTCTGCAGGTGGTGTTAAGCCAATACAAACAGGAATCTGTGCTGATGTTGTACCATCACTAATTTGTCTGTTAGCGTTTACTTGAACTACTACATCTGTTAAGCCATCTAGGCTTTTAGCCGTTACCATTGATTCTTGT